TAGAATTCTATTATTTCTATTTATTTGGTATCTGGAGAGTTTCGGGCAGTTTCCATATATCATTTCTTAAGGGGGCTATATGTTGGATATGGGTAAAAAAAAGGCTTATATGAGGTTTCGGTAGTTATTATACTTTGCTTTCTGATGGTGTTCTTTCACGAGGACTATCTGGATTAATTCCATGTTCCAATTGCTCTTGTAATTCAATATTCTCAGCTTGTGGGTCTCTCTCAACTGTAATTAATCCATAGCAAATTGAACATTTTATACATCGTGATTGCAAACCATATTTTAACAATAAAGCACCAAATGCAAATATCATAGTTCCGAGTGACAGGAAGAACACAGCGTTAAATGTTGAGTTGTCCATTTCTTACGGTCGTCTTCTAAGCGTTTAATGTTAATATATCCAGAATAACAACCAAATGTAAATAAGTCAAATATTAGAGCTTTTGGTGAAAACCATTTAGGAAACATTCTATTATATCAACTTTTTTTTTAATACATTTTAATTATTTGTAGATTCACAGCATTCCAGTAAAATGTGACTGATTGACTTTGAATTAATGATAAAGTGGTTACACTATTATATGTGATAACAGAGGTCGCAGTTGATTGATTAGTAATAGTAAATGATATTCCCGCCGGATATGCAGTTAATCCAGTATTTAAAATTGTCATTGACGCAATTCCAAAATAGTTTAATACCCAATTATAGAACATATTAGCAGGTGTTGGTATAATAGTATTTGATGCTGTAGTTAATAACATAACCTTTGCACCACTATAAGTAGCTTGCACAGATGCACCCGTAAATGTAAATGGTTGGTTATATACTGGATTAACTCCATCATTAAGTATAATACCTTGTTGTGATACTATAAAACTATCCTGATTAACAACCGAAATAGTGTTTGAACATGTTGCAAAATAATATATATCTTCAGTTCCTGCAAATGCTCCAACCTGTGATGTTCCAGAATTTTCTAATAATACGGCTGTATGTGCATATCTTGAAGGAATACCTGTATATCCATTTAGTGGTATGTATGCAATATATGGCTTATTGGCAACTGGTGCAAAACCATTTGGGAATATATAGGCTCTTCTTGAATTATAATAATTTGGTGAAGTTGGTGGCAGTGTATAAATTGATATAAATGGTAATGAAGTTGTGTTCAGTGACATAAAGCAGAAATATAGACATTGTAATTGACTTACTTTTGTTGTTGCTGTTGGTGGCGCACTTATCCAATCAATATTCCACCCATATACATAATTTTGATAAAACCAACCATCATAACCCGAAGCAATTGCTGAAGCAGATGGTATTTGTGGTGGGTGTGCATTAGAATATACGGTTGCAGAATATGGCACAATTAAAGCTGGATTAATTACAACTGGTGTCACTGGTGGTGGTGGTAAATTACCCCAACGCATAAGTGCATTATCTCCCCCAGATGTTAATACTTGTCCATCATTTCCCGATACACCATTTATATAAATAGTTTTATAGTGATATTTCAGATCTGTATTATTTGGCACATTAATAAATTCAACAAATTCTTTTCCTAAAAGGGCATATTTTGTTTGTGCTAAATTCGTAAGACCAATTCCAGCATCTTCGGTAACATCTCCACCCATAAAATAATTAGCATCTTTAGCAGTATCTATAATACTTATTGACTTGGTTGATATTATATTACTATCTCCATTTTCCGATAATTCAATATTAGTTGTTGCTACATTATTTACATCTAAAACTTGCTGTAATGTTGGTGTAGAACCAGCAATATCTGACCATACTAAGTTCGAACCAGATGATGTTAATGCTTGCCCATTTGTTCCAATTGATCCAGTATTATCTCTAATACTTCGAACGAATAAGCTACTATCACCATCAACAGCTAAAACAACATTTGGTGCAGTTGATGCATTACTTGACCAGAAATTGAATCCACCAGCACCATCATTTGCAGTATTAAGTATATCAGATCGTTTATTATTTGAGCCACCAACATTATAGTGGTGATAAGTTCCTTCACGAGTTGAACCACCGACTGGAAAGTTAAAATCAACATCAGATGAACCAGTTGATAGTGCAGTTACACCAGTTACATCCATTGTGGTAACTGTAAGAGTTCCAGCCAATCCACCATTGTAACAAATATAATAATCTAATGCCATATAAGGATTTTGAACTGAAAAAGCTGATCCAGTTCCGGTTGAGTTAATAGTTATACCAGTTGCTGAATTGGCATTCGTAGTATGAGTTAGCGCACTATAAACAATTTCTGTGGCAGCATCTGTATTTTGTGGTAAAGTAGAATAAGCAGTTGGTGCATCTGCACTACTACCACTTCCATGGATATAATTCTGGGTACTCCCAACTATATTTTGTGGCCATGTTATATGATGGCTATGTGGTGCAGTTGTATGTGCATGACCAGGGTCTATAATAACATGAGTATGAGTTGGATCAGTAACACCATGAGCGTGTGCTGGCAATTGTGTATCAGTTAATGTTACACTTGCAGAACCACCAGAATGCACACCCGAAGATGGAAATGATGCAGGCTGACCCGGTGCAGATACAATTGAAGAACCAATAGGATTTCTACCAGCAAAATTTGGAACATTGAAGTTTACATCAGCAGTGCCACCATAAGCCAATCCAATAGTATTATATAGTGCGAGATATTGTGTAACTGTATATAATGCACCATCACATCGTAAAAATCCAGCTGGTATTGTTGTAGATACTGCGGTTATTATTTGACCAGTAACATAGTTTGATACACCACCAGATGCACTATTAACTGCATTTGTGACATAGCCAACAGTTGCTAAATCTGTACTTACTGATGGCGTTCCATTGCATATTATATTATGAGAAAATGTATTATTACCTGTAAATACATTATTACCAGCTTGAGTTGCATCTCCAACATCAGCACTTGATGCTATTGCTGTTATCAATCCCTGTGAATCAACTGTCAAATTTGTACTTGTATAACTTCCAGCAGTTACTCCAGTTGATATAGCAACATATTTTGCACTAATTGCTCCCATTGTAGCTAAATCTGTTGATGCTGATGGTGTTCCATTGCATGTTATATTATTATTAAATGTATTATTTCCAGTAAATACATTATTACCAGCTTGGGTTGCATCTCCAACATCAGCACTTGATGCTATTGCTGTTATCAATCCCTGTGAATCAACTGTCAAATTTGTGCTTGTATAATTTCCAGCAGTTACACCACCAGCAATTGCAACATATTTGCCATCACCATAAGATTTTGTTATTAATTGTGAGGCAAATGCTGGTATTGCGGTTGATGTTGGAAGATTATCATTAAATGTATTACTACCTGTAAATACATTATTACCAGCTTGAGTTACATCTCCACCACTACCATTTGCTATCGTAGTGATTAATCCCTGTGCATCAACCGTAATATTCGTATTTGTATAACTTCCAGAAGTTACACCGCCAGCAATCGCCACATATGTTGCATCTGTGTAAGCCTTCGTTGTTAATTGATTTTCCGCCGATGGTGTTGCGGTTGATGTTGGAAGATTATCATTAAATGTATTACTACCTGTAAATACATTATTACCAGCTTGAGTTACATCTCCACCACTCCCACCACTACCATTTGCTATCGTAGTGATTAATCCCTGTGCATCAACCGTAATATTCGTATTTGTATAACTCCCAGAAGTTACACCGCCAGCAATCGCCACATATGTTGCATCTGTGTAAGCCTTCGTTGTTAATTGATTTTCATCCGATGGTGTTAATGATGAAGTTGGTAAGTTTGAATTAAATGTATTAGTTCCAGTCCAAATATTAGCACCACCGAGTAATGCATCTCCGCCACCCCCACCCGAAGCAGTTTGTTGAATCGATCCATCGCTAAATTTAATACCACTACCAGCGTGTGATAAGTAAATAGCAGATGAACTTGTGCTATTAGTAGTAAAACCATTATTTAAAATTAATTGATCATCAAATGTTACAGTTTCAGAACCAGTTAATGGACTAATTCTAACATTACCATTTGTTAAATCGGCACTAAATCCAACACCCTTAGTTCCAGCAGAATTAACTAAATTTAAAGTTTCAGTTGTGGTAGTAACTGTTATTGTGCCATTACTCGTTAATACAGTTTTACCTTCAACAAATTTCAATTCACCACCACGAATAATAGGATTATCTAGAATCACTTTACTTGGTGTTCCAATAATGTTTCGAAAATCAACAGTATTAACCCCAGTGATTAAATTGTTTAATGACATTTTGCAATTAATATTTAATTATTATTCAGAAAAATATATTAATACTATATAGTAACTTTGAAACTTCTTAAAGATATAAATAATTAATCAATTTTTAAAAATGTTTTGTGGAGGTTCTTCAACATTTAATGCTTTGCGTATTGTTCCATCTGCAACAACTGCATTTGTCTCAGTTCCAGCAGTTACTGGTATTCCAGCCAGTAATTTTAATGGCTCAACCTATCAGGTTATTGGAAATACTGTAACAGTTATACTTGCTGGTGCTATTACAAATGGTAATGTAATTACAACTAATGCTAAGACAGATGAAAATCAGGAAATTCAATCAAATGTTGCATTTATTCCACCAGAATTTTTACCATTAGAAGATATACCCTTTATTGCTAAAGTTACAATTAGAACTAATACTGGAACTATTGTAGGTGTTGGTGCTTTACCAGCTACGCTTCATACAACTGGACTTATTTCATGGATACTTTCTGGTTCTATTGAGGATACATATACAATTCAATACTTCTTTTGTCAAATTAGCTATGTTCTAAACTTACTGGGGCCATAAAAAAAAATAATTAATTAATTTTTATAAAAATATCTTTAATACTATATAGTTTAAAGATCTAATAATTTTTTTCGTAAAAATGTTTTGTGGGGGTTCTTCAACATTTAATGCTTTGCGTATTGCACCAACTAATACAACGGATTTTGTTCCAGTTCCAACCATTGGTGATCTTCCAGCTGGAAATCTTAATGGTTCAACCTATCAGGTTAGTGGAAATACTGTAACGATTATACTTGCTGGTAGTATTCCAGATGGTGGTCCAATTGCAATTGATACTACTACAGATGCAAATATTATAATTGGTTCAAATGTTTCATTTGTGCCTGCTGAATTTTTACCATTAAAAAATATAGCATTTAGTGCTATAGTGACGATTAATGATACAGATGGAACTCTTCGTGGTGTTAGTATGATACCAATTACTTTTAATACAGATGGAACAATTACATGGGTTTTTTCCAGTGAGATTACGGCACCAGCTACACTGGAATATGATTTTGGTCAAATTAGCTATGTTCTTAACTTACTGGGGCCATAAAAGTCATTGCATTTTTTAACCCTTATATGCTAATACTAAATAAATTATCTTATGTTCATCAACTAATTTATTAACATAATGTGTTAAATATGGTGAATTTTTTTTATTAATTTCTGATGGTGATATTTGACGAAATCTATAATAATTATTAGTTTCGTCAATTTTTTTTATTTTATAACCATGCTTTTTTAACCATGCATAAGCTTGTGGTAATGTATTACGATGTTTATCGAACATTATAGATTGCACAATTACGGGTCGTGACATTTTCTCACTTGTGATATCTATATATTATATAATTATATAATTCACAAGTGATAATTAATTATTTTTTTATATATTTCAAATGTGTGATTGGGTTATGTGCCATTGCTGTAGCGGTTTCTATAATCTCAGCTAATGGTGGCATTGGCTTATCTACATATTTTTCAGTTACAAAACTATGTCTAAGTGCATTTACAGAAATTTTACCACCAAATATTTTATTTAATCTTTGATTCAATTTAACTGGTGTTAATTTGTTACCATTGCTATCAAATAGTAAATAATTACCCTTATAGAATTTTGAGATAAATTTTATCCATAATTGTAATATATCATTTAATTCAGCTGGAACTGCTATCTCTTGCACATTAAACGAGCTATTAGTCTTATATTTAACAAATACAAATTTTGAATTCTTTTTTAGATTCGTATAAATATTGTGACCACCTAATTGAATACTTACATCTGCTTCAGTTTCTTGTGGTTTAGTATCAAATATCATAGCTACCCAATCTAAACTACGACGAGGTGGTATAAATAATCCAGATGTTAAACATAGTATAATAAAATTTTGAACATATTGAATATCATTAAGCATTGAAGCATATGATGCACCATTTGTAATTTCTTTTTTAACACTAACTTTCATGATTTTCATCGACATATCCTTGTATTCATTGAATATAGTCTTTAGTTGATCTTGATTAATCCAATTTTTTTGTTCATTTTCATTTTTAACTTGTTGCACTTGTTCATCATTATAAACTTTTATATCTTCAAACATTATTTTACGATATGGTAATCCTTGTTCTGGTGTTATACAGACAGCTAATAGTGCAGATAATACAGATTTACGCTTATTTGATGGAACATCAGCTAAATGATCAATAAAATCTTTATGGTTATAAAATTTAGCTATTTCAATCTTTTTTTCTAATTTATCGGCTGGATAAACTTGAAAATATAGATTCTTTAATGTTGATACATAAGTATTAATACTTGATGCTGAGAGCTTTGGGCGATTTTGTTTAATTAAATTGGTTAATTCTTCCAACATTTTATTTTCAATTAATTATATTCAATTTTTTATTTTTTTTATTACTTGTAAAGTATATATATTATGAATTAAACAAATATAAAAAAAAATTAATTAATTGTGGAGGGTGTGGAAGCTTCAAAAAAAATGTGGATGCTTCAAATTTAACATGCACCACTTGCGATCAATTCAGATAATGATTTAGGCTTGCGTTGTGGCATTTCTTTAACTAACCTGATAGGTTGAATCACTTTATGCGTTTTTTGAACAACTTTACGCCTACCACCTTCTTGTAAAACATTAATTTTAGCACCCAAATCTGTAACGGTATTAGCCAATTTTCTAAAATATGGGTTCGAACTAAATACACTTCCAGTATCCTGTTTGATAAAGTTCTGGTAATTTGAATCATTAATACCATTAGATAATAATACACTACTAACAAATGTTTGACAATTATTATCATATGCGGAATAATTTATAAACTTATTTGGTGTCATATAATTTCGTGTATTCTCCATCATACTATTTAATGTCATTGGTGGAAATGAATTAATTGGCATTTCTTCAGCACCAGCTCGTGCCGAACCCGCCTTTTTGATACTCACAACGGCCTCTTTTTCAACTGCATACTGTCCAGAAGGTAATGTAACTAATAAGTATAAATGAAATAATTTATCATATGGCAATTTTCCCATTTGTCCTAATGATGCAACATTTAAAACTCCAGATAATAGCTTTCCTAATGGTGTTCTTACAATTATTATACTTTGGACTGGTTCATTACCATGTTGTGCTAATATAGCTCTAACACTTGGTGGTAAATCATTTCTACCTTCTGATGAAAATAATGATTTAGCTGTATTTTTTACTTGTGAAACGCCACGATTAACTAAACCCTTTACTGCGGTAAATGGGTTAAAAATACCACCTTTAACTTTTTTCACTCGTGAAACTTTCTTATTTCTGGGTCTTAGATGTCTAAATCCGCGACCATCACCATTGAAATCAGATATCCATTCGTCTAACCAATCATCATATTCTTTTGATTCTGGTTCTGGTTCTGGTTCTATAACTTCTGGGATACCTGATTTAAGGCTTCTTAGTAATGCAAATTCTTCAACGGGATCCATAATAACAGAAGCTGATGTTGATGGTGATGGTCTATGAGGGCCCAATAATGGTCTCATTCCAGCTTCACCCTCATGTTCTTTATACTGTATTCGTTCAGATACACTATGTGGTAATACTGATGATGCGTAAATATTAAACAATAGAAGTGTATTTTTATAATTAATACCATCAATTATTATTTTTAATGCCTCTTCAGCTCGATTAATTCTTTTTTGAACAGTTGCCATAGAACTCTCCAATTTTTTTCGATTTGTTACAGATTTATAACCTGATTTATAATCATTATCTAATAATTGAAACTCTGTTTTATATTTATCAATATCTAATGATATTTCTACTAATTTTTCGACAAATGCGTTTATTTGAGTAGTTGGTATGCGATACCCATTAATGAAACCATTTGATGGTAATTTTATTGTTAGTAAAGCTTTTGAAGAAGCTGAAGAAGATGAAGAAGCTGAAGAAGCTGAAGAAGCTGAAGAAGCTGATGATGCAGACTTTGGTTTTTTTCGCACTGATAAAATATCACTGGGTTTGATTGGGCGGGAAATACCAGCAATACTAGAATGCATCAAACTACCAGCCAATCCTTTCTTTAATCCTCGTATTCTTGCCATTTCTGGGGCATGTTCTCGTTGTTGCACTCTTGCCATTGATTCAATTATTTGACGATTATATTTATCCAAAGCAATTGGGTCAAATTGACTAATATCTGTAGCCATCTTTGGCATTTTATAGCCACCATAGAGTTTAATCATTTTTATCACTTGTGAAATTTATAATAAAAATAGAAGCTTCTATATTATATGAACGAAAAAAAAATTGAATATAATTATATAATTCACTATGATTTTTAATAATCTATGATGTTTTTTTAATAAATTTCTTTAGAATCTTTTGGTAAAAAACTTTAATAGTAAGAACCAGCCAGCATTAAACCACCATGTTGTTTCATTGCTTTTACATGTCTTGCTTTAGCCAAATTGACTAATCTTTGCGCCCGAACCGCTGGGGATGCTGGCTTTCTCATACCCGCACCACTCATTTTTTTCATAGCCATTTGCAAAGCCATATCTCTTACTGGTTTCATTGCATCAGATTTAGCTAAATTAAAGGCACCAGAAGCGAGATGACCCCAGTCAATCTTTCCACCAGCATGGTGGGATATTTTATGATGATATCCAGAACCCGCAGAAGAAGCCATAACAGCATGATGTTGTGCCAATAATGCGTGATCTTTCTTCGTTAGACGACGACCGCCAACATTACTCATTGATGACATTTTTAGAATTAGTTTGTTTGATTTCTTACTTATGAATTTTGAAACTGTATATAAAGGTAGCATATATTATTACAAAAAAATTAAATAATTATCAATGTTAATTAATTATGAATGATTTATTTATATATATATGCACTTGTGCAATTTACGGTTGGGCAGTCGTTGTTAGCTTAGCAAAGAGGCATTTAATAATGCTTAATAGCTTTATGCATCTTTCCACGACTCATTTTCCCGCTACCACTTAATGCATGACCAACACTCGAAGCAATTAATCCAGCTTCAGGTCCAAATGCACCAGAGAGAATTGGTGAAGCCATCTTTAAACCAGTTCCAATGTTGTGTGGGGTAAATGCTCGTTTAAGTGCATCACCGAGATTGAATCGTCCGCCAGAGTAACCAGACATTGACTTTTGTTTTCTTAGTGCCGTTGCAGAGATATATGGAAGTTGATTAGCAGAATGTAAATCAGCTGGAGTAATACCGCCAAGAGAAACTGAAGTATTGCCACCATTAATAGTAACCATACCAGATACAATTGGCACAACATAAAGCTGAACACCAGTTAGTGCAATAGTTGTGTTGTTGGTAACCGTTACCGAAACCGTAAATTGTGTTTTAATGTTCATTCCGGGACAAATATCTGGTCCAATTCCAAGGTCAGAAGCCGTATCAATTACAATTGGAGAACCACAAAGAGTTGCAACCTGACCATTTTGTCCTGCATTCTGAATACCACAATAAATACCAGCACCAATAAACTGTCTAAATGATGCATTTAAACCATTTCGCGCAGACATTTGCCAAAGTTGTAGAGGGCTGGCACCACTACCAATTGCGGATTTAGTTCCATATTGAATGGAGAGGTTAGAAAGAGGAAGAAACAAATCTGAGGTAGTTCCATATGAAACTGCACCTGCAATAGGAAGTTGAGTTTTGCATAATGTATTCTGATCAGCATTTGATTGCACACAGTAGATTAAAAACTTACTGGGAATAGTTGGTAAATCTGCAGAATTTGATTGCATTCCATATGAAGCGCCAGCATTAATCGTTCCAGCATATGATGTTGGAAAGTAAGAAAGTGATGAATAGTTATAAGAAAAGTATTTATCTAATATTCCAATAGAAGTAACGCTGGGTGCAACATAACTAACATGTAGTGCCTGTCTAATAAATGTAACACCAGCATTGGTAACAGTTGGAACATTACGAGAGCTATCCAGAACATATTCCATTAATCGGTTAGTATTTGTGTAATTGATTTCAACCGTAATATTATTAACACCAAAGAATGATTTAGCATTATCATACGAAGAATAAACCCATGGACTAATCATCAATGGTTCAAATAGTGAAAATGATACTACAATTGATGTTCCATCTGCAGAATATGCAATATTGGTAATTGCGGTAGTTCTGGAAGTTTGAACATAATTTGATTGTGGTGAATTAGTAAATACACCAAATGGAGAACTTACAGAAGTTAGAGCATCAGCTTGATTCGTAAATTGATCGGGGTTAGTGCATGTGCTTGATTGACAACCAGCTTGGTCTTGTGCGGGGTTAGCCAAAACTGCCAATGCTGTAACATATAAATTTGGAGTAATTGATACAGTCGTGTTATTAATAGTTGCACGAAGACTACCCATAATTTGATGAAGTGGCCACGCTCTGAAACCAATTCGTTGCCCAAATTGGGTATCTGATAAATTAGTTCCAGTAATAGTATAAGTTCCAGAAGATTCCAAATACATTAATTTATTAATACCCATTTGTTGAGATGGGCATTGAATAACAAATGTAGGGTTTTGGACAGTTTGATCGGGCGGTGTTACTTGTTGAAAAGTTACAGCACTTGGTCCTTCCATAGCTACAATCGTTTGAGCCTCACCCCAATCAACCCGCGGGTCAATCGACTTTAATACAGCAATAGGTCTTGACATTTTAATTAATTTCTTGTAAAATTTATCACTTGTGAATATTTATAATAGATCTATTATATAGAAGTAAAGATTATATAAAAAAAAATAATTAATTCTCACTTGTGAATTCTATTGAATGAATCTAATATTTCATACTATTTTGTTTCTTAACACCATCTTCACTTAGCATTTTAGGATGTAGCAACGATGGTAGGTCAAAACCTTGATCAATAATTGAGCGTTTAACGAATACCAGTTTAATACTTGCATTTACATTTGGTGCAATTACTTGAATCGGTCGTTGAATTCCATAAGAATCAACCCAGTAAATGCCAACTGTAAAATCTAATACGGGGTTTGATCCAACCAATTGAATAAATCTTGCCCCCGGGATAACAGAATTTGGTGCATATATTAATGGTTCTTGCCATGCTGATGATGATGTTGAATAGTCTGGTGAAAAATCACATAATATACTACTGGTCTGATTATTAGATGCGAAACCTTGTAAATATATTGGTAAATCAGTTTGTTCTGGTTGAGATGGTAATGATGATATAATTTGAATACTCTGCACCGCATTAAATGCCCAACTACATGTCCACCCCTGAGTAATATTTAACTGTGCTGTTGTGGTATCAGTTGGTATAGATACATTTGTTGGTGGTGATGGTGGTAAGGTATAAGATACACCACCATATTCTAACCAATTAGTCCCATCATTCATCATTAAAATTTGACAATCTAAACCATTAGTTTTAATACTATTATTTAATCTTGTATATCGCCAACCTTGTAAAAATGGTGTTCGACTCTCATTGTTAAAGAATAATTGAACAGTTTCTGGTGTAGATAAACTATTAGAATACCACTGAGAATATGGATATACATGTAGTGTAAATAGTGCTGATTGTGAATTAAACGAATAATATGGTAATGATGCTGATAATGTAGTATCTAATGCAACTAGTGCAATATAGGCATTTTGTATAGCGGTTGTTAACATTTCAACAATTGTATCATAACTATATATAGCACCCCATCCATTCGTTGGTTGAACCGTTACTGGAGTTGGTGGTGCGGATACTGTTTGGTCAGCCTGTTGAGCTGGTAATCGTAAATATACAGAAGCCGTAGTATCATTATTTGTAGATTTTAGCGTAATTTGATAAACTGTATTATAACCATCACACAATGCTGGATTTGTTCCAATTGGCATATTAGAAGTATTCAATAATACTGGTTGCCATAACCAAACACTAAAACTGGTTGGTATAACACATCTGGCTATTGCTACATAGTAATCAGAGGGGTTATAGATAATAGGAGAACCACGACTAACCTGTTTAGCCAACTGTGATACACCATATTGTTGAGTTGCTAAATTAACATCTAAGTAGAATATAGATGCCTGCGATGGATGATTTAGTTGCATTGTAGCCATCTTTGGCAAGAGTGCAATATAATTAATTATAAAAATATAAAATAAAATTATACTATATAGATTATATTATAATAAATTTGAATATAATTAAATAATGCTTTCTCTAAAAACTGGAGGTGCGTCAGCTATTAAGCTTTCAGCTGGTGATGGTTTTCCAATTGCTGTAGTTGAAAATGAAGATAAAAAAATTGAAGGAATTGTAAGACTTAATGAAGAGTTCACAAACGGTAAAGAACTAATTGAGTTACCAGCTGGTGGAGATTTAAAATTTCAAGTAGTACCAGAACAGCGTGAAAATATGCGTGATGTTATATATGTAGTAGGACCATCTGGTAGTGGTAAATCATATTGGTGTGGTGAATATATGCGAGTATTTCAAGCACTTTTTAAATGTCCAGCTAAAAATATGGTTCTAATATCAGCTGATGATTTTAGCGATCCAGCATTTAAAATGGTAAATTATACACATATTAAAGCAGATGAGGATATGGTTGAAAATCCATTAGATTTGGAAGAATTAACAAGAAAAGATAAAAGCGGTAAAGCACTACCAAGTTTAATATTATTTGATGATTTTGAAGGTATTCATAATAAACGAGTTAAGCAAGCAGTTGAAGCATTACAGCAACGAGTTTTAGAGATTGGTCGTAAAAGAGCTATATATGTATTATATGTTGCACATGTAAGTGCATCTGGTCAAGCTTCACGACTAATTGCTAATGAATTAACTGGCTTTTGTATGTTTCCAAAATACTCATCTGGTCAAAATTTGTCATACTTTTTAACTAATCATCTAAATGTTCCAGAACAGTTGAGGACATGCTTTAAGAATGATAAAGGTTGGGGAAGAAGTATTTTTATTCGAAATTCTGCACCACAGTATATTATTGCACCTTATAGGTGTTGTATGTTTGATGTTGATGAAGTATCATCTGCGCTTAAGAAAAGATCATTAATTGATAGAGTGCGAGCAAGACAAGAAGCTGAAAAAATTGTTGGTGGTATGCGTAAACATACAGAACCTGTAAAAACTATACATAGAAGCACTATGCAACCAGTATCTAATAAATTGGTGAAGTGTAATAATATTGTAAAGAAAAAAAATAAATCTAAATATATAGAACAGTTTGAAGATTTTACAGATTCTGTAGATTCTGAAACTGAAGAAGATTAAAAAATGAATCATTCATTATCAGATGCGGAAATAAGAAAGTTAATACCCGATAGTGGTGTAATGTTATATAGTGATCTTATAGGATTGTCTAATATTAAAAATATGGATATTGAAAAATTATTAAATAGTTTCAAAAGTAAAGCTATATGTTTCTTACTTAGAAGTAAAGATAATTATGGTCACTGGATTGCGTTATTTTTACATAATGTTTGCAAGTTGTCTAAACAGACAACTTTACATGTTTTTGATCCATATGGTAGTCAGCCCGATGGTAAAGAGTGGAAAAGTATGGCTAAAACTGATATAATGAAGCATAAGTTAGGTCAGGATGCACCATATTTATTAGAAGCAATTTTAAAAACTAAGTTACCACTATATTTTAATGATATTGATTATCAAAAAGAAAGTCCAGATATAAGCACATGTGGAAGACATTGCGTCGTTAGAATATGGAATAAAGATTTAGATGATGATCAGTATTTTAATTTAATGAAGAATATGGTTAAAGAGAGCCATTTAGTGCCAGATAAGTTAGTTGTATTATTCACGAGTAAAAACAAGTAATAAGCCTCTAATCTTTTTTTTGTTACATATTTCGATATCTGTGACGGTGTGACGGTCTCAAAAACAGACCGTCACAAAAAAAGATATCGAAATATTACCCTAAACAATAAATAGAGGCTTATTACTATATCATTGTGACGGTGTGACGGTGTGACGGATAAAAGTGAAGTCATTATAGAAAAAATGATAAAAAATTGAAAAAGTGATTTTCTATATAAGCCTCTATTGTTAAAATAAAAGCTTACACAGAAAATATCAAAATTCTACACAAATATTTTCACAATTATTTACAAATTATACCGTCACACCGTCACACCGTCACAGACCTATCTAAATATTACTCTATTCTTCTTATAACCAACCCCAAGACTAATAAAATATGTGACGGTCTCTTTTAGACCGTCACAAGACCGTCACAGATATGAAAAAAACAAGTTAAATAGTAAATAGTCATAAAATTTACCACTTTAGAGAAAATAAAATAAATTAAAATATTAAGAGAATCATTATAATTAATTAATTAATTTTCAATTAAAGATATGTTTATATATATAGATAATATTAGTAATTATTTTTAATTATTTCATTCTCAACTTTATATAATTTGCTTTATATAAAATGTCGGAAAATTTTAAAATTCAAAAGTGTAACTCACTTTTTCACAATGCCAAACTTACTGAAACACCTAATTTCGGTGAATTACGCAAATTAACAACCTGCACTTTATTAGATGATAATACAAAAACCAGATTAATAAATTATATAAAATTATCAAAACAAGATAGATGTGTTATAACATATAAAAATGGTAAATCTGGTTATGGTAGAGTAAATGGTAATAATTCTATTGGTTCGATCTGGTCAAGAGTTAGAAATACTGGAACTGTTTCAAAATATATAGATATAGATATGGTAAATTCCCAACCAAATATAATGTCACAATTATGTAAGCGTGGTAATATATTAACACCACAATTGGATAAATACAATAATAACCGTGAGGAAATCCTAACAGATGTAATTAACCAATATAAATGTGATAGAAAAGTTGCTAAAAATTTATTTATTATTATGATGTATCAAGGTAGTTTTACAACATGGAAAAATAAGAATAATATTGATAAATATGCAACAAAATCACCATTTATTGTAGCGTTAAAAAAAGAATTAACTAGTTTGGTAACACATTTTACATCAGCTAATCCAAAGATTTTAGCATATTGCAAAAAGGAAAATAAACAATTTCCAGAAGCATCAGTTGTATCATTAGTATTACAAGATTATGAGCGTCAAATCTTAGAAGTTATATATACTGAACTAAATAGCCCAACCAATGCCATATTAACATACGATGGATTAAATGTATTAAAACAAGAAGTCGATTTAGTTTCAATTGAAGAAGCAATTAAGCAAAAAACCAATTATGATATTAAATTATTAATAAAAGAAATTGATAATGTTATATCTGCTGAAGAGTTAGAATCAAATCGAGATTGTGCTGGATGTGTTTTATCATTTGAGGAAATGGCTAATAAATTTGAATTAACACATTGTAAGATTAAAAATAAATGTGTATTTGTAAAAGAATTTAATGAGCAAGTTTTACTATTTACTAAAAAGCAACTAATCGAAGCTGAAGAACACCAATCATGTATGATGCCAAATGATAAAGTAGAAATATTTATAAATAAATGGATGATTAAGAATGATAATATACGATTATATGATGATATGGATGTTTATCCACACCCACTAATATGTCCTCCAAATATTTATAATTTATTTAAACCATTTGAGTTTTCAAAGGAAAAATATAATAATTATACACCGAATCAAGAAGGTTTTGAATTTGTATTGAATCATATTAATATTATGTGTAATCGACAATTACCAGTATTTCAATATTTCATCGATTGGATTGGTCAAATGATACAATTTCCAGCAGTAAAGACAACATGTATAACATTTATATCTCAACAAGGTGGTGGAAAAGGTTGCTTAATTAGAACCATTGAACGAATGATTGGTGTAATTAATTGTTTAGAAACAACAAAACCAAGTCGTGATATTTGGGGACATTTTAATTCACTTATGCAAGATGCTTTCTTTATACATATTAGTGAATTAAGTAAAAGCGAAACACGAGAAGCTGAAGGTGTAATTAAGGGTTTAACAACTGATATAAATTTAACCATTAATGAAAAAGGTATTAAACAATCTAAAATTAAATCTTATCACCGATTTATCATTGCATCTAATAAAGATGACCCAATAAATACAAGTCCAGACGATAGAAGAAATTTAATTATAAGATCAAGTGATGAATTAATTAAATTAAATTTAGGTGAAGAAGAAAATGCTAAATATTTCACAAAATTAAATAACTATATTGATGATGATAGTGTAATTAAAACATTATACGAATATTTTAATAATTTACCCGATTTAGATAAATTTCAAAATCGATTAATACCTGAAACTGAACACCAAAACATATTAAAAGCACAAGATAGGTCACCAATAGATATATTCTTTGAAGAATTAACCGCAAAAGCTATATTTGATAATAATCCAGAGATTAGATATCCAAATTCAACTGAATTATTTAAAGCATTTGATAAATGGTTAGAAACTCGTAAATATAAATATGATATGTCATGTCAAAAGTTTGCATTACATTTAAATCTACACTATGCTGGATGTATTAATTCATTACCAAAAACAAGGGATGGAATACCACGAAGTTTAGATATTACTAAATTAGCTATAAGATATAAATTAGATTTTCCACCACCTGTAAGTGATTTACTCAATTAGAGATATAATTACTAATATATATAATTATTTTTTTTAAAAAAAAATATATTATCATAAATATAGTATGTCGCAAAATTTAGAAGATGAAATTATAAAATTAAAAGCAAAAATAGAATCTCATGCAGAAGCTCGACGAATTGCTGTAAGAAAGTGGGCATCTAATAACAAAGATAAAAAGCGTGAATTGCAAAAGATATATGAGAGTAATAATCGCCAAAAAATTAATGATATACATAATAAGTGGGTTAATAATAATAAAGAACATTTAAAAACATATCAATCTGAATATAGGGCTAAAAAGAAGTCTGAAAAGTTTCAACAGAAATTAAAAGATGATATAGCCTGGAATGAACATAAAAAGCAAATGGTTGAAGATATTGAAAATGTTAAATTTCCAATTAAAGGATTTGAAAATATGGATAATTAAATAATTAATTTTATATAATTTAATTACTATTATATATAAAATGAAAAAAATTTTAATATTAGATGATAATTGGGATATGGTAAAAGCATATTTAGGGTTATATAAAGTTCCTAAACATATTAAAATAGGCTTTATGGGTTTATACAAATTAAAACTTTATGACTTTCAACATGTTCATACGATCATTAATAGTCCAATGGCAATGTCAAATTATTATACGATGTTTAAATTATGTATAATTGGTAAGGGTGACTGTGCTATAATGAATAAATGGCATAGTAGCTATCATAATTTATTAGTTGAAGAACATATAAAAATAATTTGGAAACATTTAACCGGTAAAGGAAATAATATAGATAATCGTGAAACACTTATTTTATATTTAAATTCTGAACTCAATAAAGTAAGCTTTGCAGACATGCTAGTTGAATTCTTTGAACATATAGATGAATTCACAAGTGAGAATTAATTAATTAAATTATAAAATAAAATATTTTATATTATATAGAAAATATATTATAAAAAAAATGGATGAAGTTGTTAATGAAATTTTGGGATATGATATTCCAACAATTGTAATGGATGAGTTAATGATTAAATATTATAGCTATAGAGCATTAAATAAGATGCAAGTTAATGATCATTTAGTAGAACAATTGACAGTATGGTTAAATGATTTTAAAATAAATGGTTCAATTAGATGGTCAATTTTAGAATCAATATTAAAGTCTGATATAGAAGATGAAATTGATGAACTCGATTTAAAACAACCGACTGAATCTAAATCTCCTCCTGAACCTGAAGCAGTTTGTATTACATCTAATGTTGTAATTGATGTGGCCACCAATGAGCCTTCTGGCACTTCTGAGACGCCTAAGTCTGCAGATATTGCAGTGGATAGTGATTGTTGTTGTTAAATTCATGATTATATATAACTATATATATTATATTCATTTTTTTTTTAATTATCTGCATTATATATAATCATAAGTGACAAAAAAATGTATCAAATAAAACCATATAGTTTTATACAAGCTGATAAAATTGGTGTTATAATTGCACCAAGTAATAATAAAAAATATAAAATAGATATATATGATAAACATGGAAATCTTATAACTCAAATAGGTGCTACTGGATATAGTGATTTTCCAACTTATGTCTTATCACATGGTATAGAATATGCAAATGATAGAAGAAGATTATATAAAATACGACATCAGAGTGATAGAAACAAACTATATTCTCGTGGCTGGTTTTCTGACCAAATATTATGGTGATTACCGAAACCTCATATAAGCCTTTTTTTTACCCATATCCAACATATAGCCCCCTTAAGAAATGATATATGGAAACTGCCCGAAACTCTCCAGATACCAAATAAATAGAAATAATAGAATTCTA